ATTTGAATAGTCAATTACTCTCGGTATATATTTATGTAGATCCAACCAATCCGACGTACTTATAGTCGTGTCATTTATTATTTTATATCTTCTTTCAAGTATCATCTTTTTCCTAAGTTTTTTACAATATTCTATTTGCTTCCTATTTATCCAAAATAACATTAAACATATTGAATCAGATATATCATGTATTCTATCGTAATTATCTAGTTGATGTTTTAAACTTTCAGATAATATATTTAATATTAACTTATTATTAAAATCTTTTCGACCTTCATAATCTAAATGTCCAATTTTAAAATATGCATGCATAGAATTAGGACTTATTAAAATAGATTTATGTCTCCATTTTGAAAATATTAATTGTTCAACTACTACAAATCCACAGGGAGGCTGTCTTTCTATCAAAATGTAATCAGCTAAGTCAAATAATTCTCTATTATTGTAAAATACATGTTCGAGCCAATCTGTAAATGTTTTGGTATGATTTAATTTACATGTTTTTCGGGTTTCTGGTTTATTATGAATAAATTTCGTAATATCTATTAAATCTATCCATATTATATCTATTAATTTATATTCTATATCTAATATGCTTATAGATATTCCTAGATGTAATACGCCAATATCTATAGATAATACTGCATATGTATGTTTAGATTTTTCGGAAAAGTTTATATGAATAACTCTATTGTCCACATTAAAGATTGTAGTCATTATAATATACTATAAGTAGTATTTAAATGAGGAATTTAATTGTAAGCAAAACCCCAAGCACCACCAGCAATCTTAGCAATGTTTCTGTTAACAACATAAGTTTCTAATTCAAATTTCTGAGTCACGGGGGCCCCCGTTGCTCTCTCAGCCTTCCAACCTTCAGCACCAACTGTAGCAGCATCAGTACTACATTCTAATTGGAGTTGTACATTGTTAAGCTTGCTAAAGTTAGTTTCACCCTCAGGTTGAATGCTTGTAAAATCAAGAGAGTATGTATAGAGGTGGTATCCAGTTTCTAAAGGAATAACAGGTGCCCAGTAGTAAGGTTCTACAAGGGAGAAGAAGTCAGATGAAAGAGCAATTTTTTCAGAGTTTTCGTAGCATACGGACGCATATGCAATAGGATCAGTGAAGTAACGACCATTATCAGTGTCAAGGGTTCCATCCCCAGGTACAGGTGAACCGGCGGTGTAGTTAGCCCATTGACAAGGAACAGTGGTGTTTCGGGCACCGAAGAATATAGAAGTGACACCGTGAGAGAAGCGAAGACATTGTTCAGTGCAATCTCTAGGAGCCTGACAACTTAATCTGAGGTGGGTTGCTTCCTGCATCTGAGTTACAACTATATCTCGTTGACCACATCCCATTTTATTTCGTTCTTCATTAGATACTAGGGCATAATGGCCGAATACTTCAAACTGAAGAAGCTTGGGGATTTCTTTAAGTTCTTCAGTTTTTACGTTTCCAGAATATAGGTCTCCAAAGCCAGTGTCGATCTCATCTCTAATAAGTAATTCGTCCCAGTTTCTTAAATTCATTTCTAGCTGAATTTCATTGTAAGGAAGAGCCGCAGTTGGGAGAGAAACACCGGTATCCCAAGTGTAGAAGAAAGGTAGGGGTACATTTAATACAGCGGATTCTAAAACTCTGCTAGGTAACCCGAGAGTGGGTACATTTCCTATCATGTTATTGTATCCATTACGTTTTCCTGCAGGGACAGTAAATGCAGCCCAGAAGTCCATAAATCCACCAGTTAATTCAGCCGCTTCTAGGCCATTAAAACAAATTCTCGCTTGTTGGAAAATATGGTGTCCAATATTCTTAGTCCATCTAATTCGGACATTGTCCTCTACAGTTTCTTTGAGTTCTACCTTTGGTAAAACAATACGAACCCAGGTTGTTAAAAGGTAATCACCTTGCCTGGAAATACATGCTTGAACTCTCTGTCCAAACGCAGCAGAAGAATTTAAATTCATACAACCTACCGCTTTGGTAAACCAAGAAGAGGGGGTTATATCGGCGACAAAATAAGTAATGGCTTTGCCACATTGTGAATTTGAATATTGCCCAGCTTGACCGGGACCATATGTAGCAAGGTCTACAAAACTATTTGCTACGGAACATTTATGTTTGAATACTAGATCACTATTTCTTGAC